CGTCTCGGCGCGTTGCTGTGTCACGAACTGCCGGAACGCTGACTGCATCCCCGCAATCATAAACTCGTAGTGCAGGCCTGCGGGATGTGTTCCCTCTTCGCCTTCCACGTTGTCATGCACGACGAACTCGGGGAAATGCTTGTTGACCCACTCCGCGATGAACCCGACCCTTGGGGTGCGCTCGTCATCGTCGTTGTAATAGAAGACCTGCGGGGCGACCGCTAGCCAATCCTCAAGATCCGCCGTGTACGCCTTGGTGATCGTTTTCACCTTCAGCGATGAGGGGACATAGCCGAGCCGGCCCGTGCTGTCCGCGTAGACGGACACGTAGCCGCTCGACAGTAGCCGGTTGCGCACGTCGAGCGATGACAGGCCCGCGTCCGCGGTAACAATCCCAGTCGCCGTCACTGCTCCGGGATGAGCAACAAGGTTCTGGATTGCCGCCGTGGTCATGGAATTGGCCGTAATTGCAGCCGCCACCGTCGCGTTAATATCTGCGAGCGTCGCTGTCACCTGCGCCACAAGGTCGCGCAGGGTCGTCACGGTCGTTGCGAGGGAGCGGGCCACAGACGGCCCCAACTCCTTCACGAACCGTTCAAGGTCAGCCACTCGGCGAACTTGCGTATCCTCACTGTCGGGCATTGCGGAGCCGATTGAACCCGGACTAGCCATTACGATTCCTTCAATGTTGCGCTAAGAAGTGTTGGCGTGATGGTCGGCGTATCAGACAGTGACAGCTCCCAGCCGATCGTGCGCGCAATGCCGACAAGCCCGCCAGGGAATGCCGGCACTGACTCGCGCGGGCGATAAACGAGCGGCGATGTTGGGTCGGCTTCGGGCCCGCCAATACTGAACCCGACATCATCACCGATTGACCAATCAACGCCGAGAACTGGCGCAGATCCGACCTCAGCCGATAAGGCAATCACCGCGGAACCGTTTGCCAAAATCGACAGGGCCGACACCGCATGCGCCGTCAACGTGGACACTTCAGTGATCGACGTGGACGGGGTGTAACGGTACTCGAACGTGGGCCTGGTCAAGTCCGTTGACAACTGGCTGGGCGACTGCGGGCGAACATCCGCCGAAGCCGTCGAAACCGCCATGACCGAGTTAGCGCCCTTACCGTTCGCATAACTCCGTGCCAGCACAAACGACGACACACACCCAGGCATCTCAAACGTAGACGCCGGCCCCAAACCAGCCGGCACCGCACGCCCAACACGATCACCCACAAACAGGACAGGGGTGATGCGTTCCGGGTTATGCTGCCACTCCCAACCAACAGTCCACTCAGGGCCACCATCAACACCCATCAGGTCAGATAGAACCGAATAGAGGGTCTTATCGTCCGCGTCCATATACGTGCGATCCCGCAGCGTGCCATTCCCCGCAGTAGTGAACTGCACCCGGAAAGGCACGCCGCCGTTCTCGCCAATCACCGCATACTTCTCAACAAGCGTCTTCACAATGACGTTCTGCCCAACACCAACAAACGTCTCATCGCCGACATAACGCCGGTCAAGATACGCCTCGAGGGTCGCCATGGACAGGTCAACAGCGTCAGCCTCAGAAAGGTTCGGCTCCGTCACCATCCCGCCCCAAACAGGCAGGCCATCAGACAGCAAGTTCAGAACCGATGCGCCCTCAAGAGTCGCACGCTGCCAATTCTCCGGGGCAGTCGGCAACGGCAACGAAGCCGTCGCCGACTCATACCGCCCCAACGACGCCTTTACCGAATCCACCATCAGGTCAGGCAGATCAGCAAGCAACAGCCCGGTCTTCAGGTCAGTTGAAACCCAAGTCAGTTCGGGCATGTGTTCCCCCTACTTTGCGGCGTCAGCGAACACCGAACGAACAGCAGCCTCCGCCGCAGCCTCTACCTGTGCAACGGTGAGCCCGGAACCAGTGTCAGCAAGCGCCCCAACGACCGCTGAGACGAGCAGGGGTGCAAGAGCACCAGCCACAGCAGCAGGGTTTCCCGTGCGCTGTGCAAGCTTCCTCGCCGTCACGGCGGTGAGGGTGTTCCAGATCAGCCCGTCAGGCATCTGCACCCAATCACCAACGATCCCGGTGGCCTTCAGCGCCTCAACTTCGGTCGTTGACGCCAGGGGGAGCAGCTCACCATCCTCAGTAACAAGGCCGATCGAGCCGTCATAGTTGCGAATCAGTTGGGACATTGGGCGTCTCTTTTCTGCGAGTGTCGGAAGATCCCGGAAACCCAGCGAGGCGGTACCGCTCAGATCCAAGGTGTCATTGATGAAATACGGCGACGCCCCCATGTAGCGGGCGCCCGTGTCGATGTAGAACTGAATGCCCATCGTGCCTAGCGCGGTACCCCAGCCCTTCGCCCGCCAGTTCGCAGACCCAAACCGTCCGTTGCCCGTCGTCATTCCGATGTGCCCGTTATCTGGGCCAGCCTTATCGAAGTACACGAACCAGCCCGCGGGAAGCTCATCCAACGGCGTAGTCGTATCGAGCTTGTGCCCTGCCGCCTCAGTTGCTAACGCCGCCCGGTATGCCGAGTCTCGAGAGTCCGTGAACCCGCCCGCACGAAACACCAAGGAGACACACTTCTGGTCCCACGTCGAACCGTCACGGTCCTGTGGGTGCGCGAGACAATACGCGATGAACTCGGCCGGCGTATTCGTCATCATGCGGCCTGGTAGGTGAAGTTCCACGACAGCTCGTCGGTCGACTTCCACGTGAACGGGGATGTGGGGCTGATGGCTGCACCATTCGCAAGAGCCAACTGCACGAAAGCCGTAGACGCCTGTGTGAACGCCGACCCTGGGACGAACGTCACGCCACGACTCAGCAGACCCGTCTGGCCGACAATATAGTTCGACCCGGCCACCCCATACTTTGCGATCCCCGGGAATGGGAGGATTAGCTGCGGGGCCGTGCCCAAAGCTGAAGTGCTACCCAAGTTGATCGAACCCTGGCAATGCACGACATCACCAACGCGGTCATACGTTGCCGACACGGTGCTGTTGCCGATGACAAGGTTGTTGAACGTTGCTGCGTGCACAACCGAACCGCGCGGCAGAAGAAACACCCACGCCGAACCGTTCCACCGGTAATCACCGTTATTCGCGGCAGTCGAATCGCCGTACACGGCAGCTCGAGCCTCAAGCCAGCCCGGTGTCGCATTGAGCTGGGCGAGCGTTGCAACTGGCAGAACCCCACCAGCAGCCACCGCATACGGGGCGATCCACGTCACCGTAGGGGAACCGCCGCCAGAGATGGGCACGTTGATCCGCGCAATAGCAAACGCACGCGACACGGGAAGCGCCGGGTCAGTCGATGCGACCGTGCCCGCAATATACTTGCGCGTCACAACCGGGACCGCGCTGCCATCCTCCACTGGAATGTCAATCTGAATGTAAATCAGATCCTGCCGGGCAAACGACGCACTCGCCGCCGTAATCGCACCAGTAGCAACAGCATCCAACGCGAACGTGACCAGACCAGCCTCAGCCGCCGTCTCCACATCCGCAACACCCGACAACGGGCCACACGTCCATGTTGTAGACGTGGCCGATACCGTGCTGGCAGAAGTACCCGGACGAACGCCAGAACGCCCACCAAGAGGCCGTGCAGCCGTCGCCCCACCAAACGCAACCGCGTTCACCTGCCGGAGCATACGCCCACCATAAGAGGGGGAGCCGGCGACAGAATCAACCGGGTAGATGGTATCCATAAAAGTCTCCTATTTATCTGCGGAAGTCGCGGTAATCGTCAATTGGGCACCAGCCGTATAGCTCGCCGCCGTAAATGACCACGTGTTTGCACCAGGCTCGAACGTGCTCCATCCGCGGGCCGTAATGTACCCGTTGCGGCTTGCCTGCCCATTAGCAAGCACCTGCCGCTTCCCATAGTCGATGTCCAACCACTCGCCAGCGCCCAGCACAAGTGATGCCGCAAACACCAGAGCGCCACCATTCGCGCCCTTATGCGTCACCACCGGGCCAACACACGGCCCATCAATGCGAGCAGTCACAGGGCCGGCAGTGTTACCACTGTTCGTCAACATCACCTGCCCCGACACCTGCGTTGCATCAATGCTGAACGGCACCGTGAATGGGACCGTCAGCCCGCCAGAAGTCGACGGGAGTTGGGTCGACGCCGTTTTAGTTGCACCCAGCTTCCGCGGATCAAGAGACACAACCTGAATCGACCACGCGGCTACCAGATCAGTCGTGCTCGAAATCACATCGCCAGCCCGACGAACAACACAATGCCGCGTCCGACCAGACTCCGTAACCGTCAACACCTGGTCATCAAGCGCAACAGCGTTATTCAGCCGGTCAATGGCGTCAGACAGCAGGGCGGCAGTCGGAGCAAAAACCCGACCCGCCGCCGCAACACTACGCTCCGTGAAATACGCGTTACCCGCCCAACTGCCATGACCGCGCGGCCGCTGAACCCCCTTCAAGGTGGAAGAGGGCGACCCCTCCCACCCGTCTACGGTCTCAGTGATCCATTGAACCCCGGAAGCCTCGAGCGCCGTAAGCGTGATGCCACCGAGATCCAAATATGACGGTGAGATGATTACCACTAGACAGCCGCCCTTGCATTCTGGCGGCGGGCAACTTCCATCGCCGTAGCAATGGGGCTGACCGCCTCGATGATGGTGAACTGGGCCGGTGCTACTGCGGTAACCGGCTGAGTGCTGCGCGCCTGCGAACCATAGATCGACGCATCAACACGAGCGCTCATGCTCGAGGCAGAAACCAGCGAACCAAGTTGCGCATTGAAACCAGGAGTAGCTGAGTCGAGGCCAGCACCGAACTGGTCGCCGATCGCTACGCCCGCATTCTTTACGGCAAGCCACCCCGAACCGGAGAACGGGCCGCGCTTAGCCGGCGAGTGGGGGAAGAACCCGCCAACGAAGTCCATGACCCCGCCGATAGCATCACCGACGCCACCGATCATGCCCGAGATCCCGTCGATGAATCCTTGGATTAGGTCGCCACCAGCGTTGAACAGTGTCTTGCCAAGGTCGCCAAGTGCAGAGAGAACCATCTGCGGAAGCTCAGTAAAGAACCGTTGCAGTTTCGTCCCAACGTCTTCGGCACCCGTAACAAGGTTGATGAACCAGGAGATGACCTTCACGATCGCGCTAATGACCGCTGCAACCGCCGTGACAATGAGCGTCAGCGCCGGGATGAGCAAGCCCAGGATGCCAGACACAACCGCGATGATCGGGTCAAGAATGGCAACGATCAGCGCAATCAGTGGCGGCAGGATCGCGCCCACTAGTTGCACTAGCGGAGAGATCAGCGACAGGATCGGGGCCAGCAGCGGCAGGACCGCAGCGAACAACTGCGTGAACACTCCCATGAGCGACGAGATCAGCGGCATAATCGCCGTGATAACAGAACCCAGGATCGGGCCGATGATGCCAACGAGCTCAACAATGATCGGTAGGAGCGTCGTCACCAAGCCAGAGATAAGGCCAACGAGCAGCCCGGAGAACTCGGTGATAGACGGCATGATCGCCGTCAATGCGGTACCAAGCGCGCCGCCGACCGTGACAGCCAAACCAACGAATGCATCAACTAGGGCAGGAAGCATCGGGCCGATCGCCTGGAACAGCAGAGACAGGGGCGAGAACGACTGCCACAAGGTGAGCAGTTGCGGGACCAAGGCCGAGAACACGGGCGATAGCGTTGCGAACGCTGGGGCAATCGATGACTTGATGAAGTCGCCAACGCTCATCAGCGATTCCCGAATGGTGAACAAAAAGTTGACCAGCGCGGAATCCTCTTGGACGTGGAAAGCGTCCTTGAACGCGGTAGTAAAGTCGCCGCCGATGAGGATGTCCTTGATCCCCGTGATAGCTGGGATGACGTTCCCAAGTGCCGGGATTACCGAACGGTTCAGGAAGCCAACAACACTAGTCATAGCGGGCAGTAGCAGGCCGCCGAACGTAGTTGACAGGTTCGTGAGCCCAGCAGAGAGGATGCGCTGCTGGTTAGCAAGCCCACCAGAAGTCTTAGCAAAGTCACCCTGCTGCACGCCCGTCTGAGCCATAATCTCAGCCTGAGCGGCGAGCACCTTCTGCTGCTGAGTGAGTGCACCCGAACCCGAGTAGATGCCCAGCGTTGTTGCTCGAGCCTTCAGCGCAGCATCATCAAGCAGAACGCCATACTGTCGGAGCGGTTCAGACTCGCCACGCAACCCGGCACCAAGCGCGTTGATCGCTTCCTCAGGACTCGTATTGTTGAACGAGGCAAGGTCGCCAGCGAGGGTAATGAAGTCCGTTGAGAACCCGGCGAGGTCCTTGCCAGAAAGCCCAGCAGCCTTGCCGAACACGCCGAACACTCGGGCGGCATCTAACGTCTGATTGGTCGACTGCCCCAGGCTCGCAGCAGAACCCGCCGCGAACTTCTGGATCGTCGCATCAGCATCGCCGAACACCGCCGTAATAGCAGTGCCGGCCTCAACAAGATCCGACGCGTTACCAATCGAATCCTTGATGATGCCGCCAATACCAACCGCAGCAAACGCGGCAGCAAGAGGAGCGGCAAGTTTCCCAACCGCACCCAACACCCCCGAGTTGATGCCCTTGCCCGCAGCAGCACCAGCACCAGGGCCAGCATCCCCAAACTCCTTGGAAAGCCTTGCCCCCAACCCGCGGGTGTTCGGCACTACGTCAACAAACGCTTGATACAGAGACGCCATGAGTGTCCTCCCGATGGATTAGAAAACCTGAATCCACCGGGAGAAGTGGGCCGTACTATTCCGTACTTTGCGGGCGCAGAATGGCAAGCACGTCCGCAATGGACCGTGACACCTTCCGCTTCCCGCCAATCTTCGTTTTTGAGTCGGGCCATGGGCGAGGCCACGGCTTGAACACGTTGCGCTTCACCTTGGACGCATGTATTACGTCGAGGATCTGTGCGAGCACGGTCCACTCACGCGATACTGGGTGATCCCACTCGGCAAGCGCCGCGTGCACCCACGACTCGGGGTTGCGCAGCAACACTTGAATGAGCGCCCACATTTCAGCTAGATCCACGTCCCAAATGGAAACGTGGTAGATGCTGCGGAAGTCAGCGAGTAGTTCGGCTTTGTGCCCCCGGATTAGTCGTCGGAGGCTTTGGCTTCCCCCGCGTCGACGCCCGCCCACTTGCGGAACAGGCTGCCAAGGTCGCTCAGGCCAATCGACCGGATAGCAGCCTCGGTGGCCTTGTTCGAACGGGCAAACAGGATCGTCTTGGCCGCGGTGAGCTGCTTTCCGGCATCACCGGAAAGAGCTTCTGCCACAGCATCAACATCACCAAACGAAAGACCAGGCAGCGTGAACGGCTTGCCGTCGATCTCGAAAGAATAGGGCTTTGCAGAAGAGAATGAATCAACCATGGGAGAGTCCTTTGATAGATGGTTTTTGGGAGAAGGGTTTAGAGCGGCTGTCAGGTTCTCCCGACCCTGACAGCCGCTGTCCTAGGGGTTACGCAGCGAGCGAGCTGTACCACTTCTGTACAGAGCCGCCAAGCGCCTCGTTGTAGTTCGCTTCAATGGTCACTTCGTAGCCGATCGGCGTACCGTTCTGGTACACCTGATCGCCGACCTCGGTGATCTGCGCTTCGGGGGCGTATGCACGCACAACGTCTGTACCGTCGATGATGTCGAGGGCGAACGCAAGCACCGGGCGTTCCTTCGTCGGGTCGATGGTGATCGAACCATCAACAGCGACAACGCCGTTGTAGTACAGGCCAACCGTGTCAGCGTTCGTCTGAATCAGAACGAACTTCCACGAAATCGTGCCTTCGGTGACGGTCGTGCGAACAACCTTGAGCTTCTGCCAAGCCTTGATCTTGTCCGATGCGGTAGACGTTGACTCGGTGACGCCATCCTCAGACACATATCCGAGGTCAGTCCATCCGACGCCAAGCGCCGACACCGCAGACGTGGGCGCTACAGCCGTACCAGACACGCCAGTCGACACAATCCCGTCAACACCAACGCGAACTTCGTCAACAACTTTTCCAGCCATGATTCTCCTTTAAGGTGAGGCAAGGCCTCGATAGTCCCGCTAGGTAGCGGGGGATTGTGGGTTAGTAGTCCGTGCCTCTTGCACTGACCCTCAGTGTGAAAAACATGTGCACGAGATCCGTGCTGCCGACCACATAGGCGGGATCATCGGCGATCGAATACGGGCCATTGAATGAATCAGTTGCTGTGATTGGTTGCCCATCAGCACACGACCGCAACACGGCCATACACAGCAACGCGAGCGGTTCGGCATCCTGACGTCTAGCCCACACGTTCACGCCATAACGCCGGCGAGTCTGCACACCATCATCAGGGCCAGAATCATCCCGAACGGTGACCATGCGGGCTGTCTTGGTTGCCGGGAGCTCCGGGCCGACCGTGACGGCCGAGGAATAGGCCAGCGCGGAGGCCGTGAGAGCCGCCCGCAGGACAGCGCACAGCTTGCCGGTAGTTGGGGGGTAGATGATGTTCACGCGCTCACCGACCCCAGGGCGCGTGCCAGAGTGCCGCGCTTCGCCTCAACTGCCATGCCGATCGCAGGAGCGGCACCAACCTGAACGTGCGTGCGGTCCCGAGTGTCGAACGTCTGCATGCGCAGGGATGCCACATAGGTGGGGTTCGGGTCGGACTGGGCAGCGGAGAGAATCTGCGAACCGATGCCCTCGAGCACGGCCACGATCTCGGGGGACTTCAGCATCTCGTCGAGCTTGCGGATCTGCTTGAACTTGGTAGCCATCAGCTCGCTCTCTTGAGGTTGACGACCGTGCCGTTGTGCCAGGCAGCGGAGTCGCCGTCGACCGCCCACGTTTCGCCGCGCACGACCACGCGGTCAGTCGACAGAACGACCACCTGCGCGAGGTTGTAGATCGTGAGGCCGGTGACCGTGGCCTGCCCGTAGTTCAAGGCCGACTCCGTGGACGAGCGCGGTGCGATCCGCCATCCGTCCGAAATGGTCGACGTGTCCGGGCCGATGATCGGGTAGCCCTGCGCGTCATACTCGCCAGTCGCGACGCCGGCGCGCAGGATCGTTACTGGGCTGCGAGGTGCGGGCTTCACGCCACCACAACCGGGAAGAAGGGCGAGGTCGACGGGATCAGATTGACACTGTGCGCCCGACCGGAAGCCCTCGCGCCGCGCAGCTTCTCCAACTCGTCACTGGACAGTGCAAGAGTCCCCGGAGTGTCACCGCCGAACGTGCGCTGCTCCGTGAACGGGCCCTCGCCGGTACTCATCGACCGGGTGCCGTCCGGGTTGCGGAAGACACGGGTGACCATTGCGACCACGACGTCGATCGCGTTCTCGCGCAGGTCCACTTCCTCCGCAGTGATCCGAGCCTGAATGCCGGGGATGCGGAACCGGATCTCACGCTCGGCCTTGTCGATCCATTTGGCGACAAGCACATCATCTGTCGGCTCGTCGGGACCGATCCATGCGTCTAGCACGTCCTGTGCAAGGGTCCATGCAGCCATTCGGCACCTCCGGGGTGAAAGCGAGAAGGCGGGACCGGAGCCCCGCCCTCTCGCAACTTGATTACTTCTCGGTGACCGTCTGCTCGCCGGTGTCGATGTTGCGGTCGACGATGACGACCGTTCCATCCGGGCGAGTCGCCTCAAACTTCTCGCGGCGAGCCTTCACCTTCGGGGCAGCCTTGGCCTTGACCTCGGGCGCCGCCGTGGGCTCTGGTGTCACCTCGGGGGTGACCTCGGGGGCTTCGAGCTTCGCGTCAGCCATCAGGCGTTCAGCACGCCGGTCAGGCGGGCTGCGGCCTTTCCGCCGAAGACAGCAAGTCCGGTGTAGAACTCGATGCGGGTACGGAACGCCGGCTTGCTCTCGAGCTCGCCCAGGTCGTAGACCTGCACGCCGCCGTTGGTGAGGCCGGTGACCGCCTGGTCACCCTCGGACTGACCGAACTTCACCGCGTAGATGGACGACGCGACACTCGATGTGCCCTGCGTCTCCGTCTGCGGAATGATGCCCACGCCGGCCGAAGTGGCTCCGGCGTCGAGGATCGGGATGCCATTCCACATGACGACGCGCTTGCCGTTGGCGTCCTTCTCGACGAACACGTCGGCGCTGATGTGGCGCGCGGCCGACTTGATCTTGCCGATGATGCTCGAGTTGGCGTACAGCGCTCCGTTGGAGCCGTCGAGGCCGGTGACCGAAGCCACGAGCTCGTCGAGCTTGTCGAAGAACGCGTGGATCGTGGTCGTGCTCGTCAGGATCGTGGCACCGTTGGTGTCGGCTGCGATGACCTGCGCGCCAGTGAGGCGCTTCTTGAGCCCGTCGAACGACAGCGCGTCGACGGCGGTGTCGCCGTTGAAGAACGTGTTCTGGAACTGGTAGGACAGCGCCTTGACCTTGAGCGCAGTCTGAACCGCGCGCTGGTCGTTGACATCGCCGCGGGTCTGCACGACGAACTTGTCAACGTCGGCGTCTCCACCGGTGATGACGAGCGACTCGGACTTCTGGTTGACGGTGCCGGTCGACTCGGTGTAGCTGCCGTTGACAGCACGGAACGCGACACCGGGAAGGGTGGCTTCCTCGTTGTACGCGTACGCGTTGCCCTGGATGGTCATGAACGGGATGCGGTCCAGCACAGCGCTGGACTGCACGAACGTCTCGAGGACGCCCTTCTGGAGGTAGGACTGCGAAAGCTTCGCGGCCTCTGCGAGAGTGATAGCCATTAGCTATTCCTTTTCTTGTGCGTAGGCGGCACGGAGTGACCCCATGCCGGGGGTGATGTTGTCCTGCTTGCCAAGCGCGGGAATGCCGCCTTCGTCAGGGACGAAGTACGTCTTCTTCTCGGGCTTGGGGTCTTCCTTCGTCTGTTCGCCCCGGAAGGCGATGAGCGCGTCAGCTTCCGCCTCGAGCTCCTCCTTGGTTCCGCCATGCAGCAGTCCCGCGGGGATACCCTTGGCAGCCGCAACCTCAGCTCGGGCCACCTGCGCTTCGAGATCAGTAGCGCGCTTCTCAGCGGCGGCGATCCGATCCGTGACCCTCTGCTCGTCGGTCTTCTTCTCTTCCTCGATCGCAGCGAGCCGCTGTGCGGCCGTGGAATTCTCCTTGCTGCGTGCTTCCCACTTGCGGGCTTCCGCCTTCCAATCCGTCGCGTCCTGTGCAGGATCGGCCGGCTTGGGTGCCTCGGGGGTAGCCGGTTCGGTCGGCGCTGCAGGTGCAGCCCCATCTTCACCGTTGATGAATCGAATGCCCATCAGGGCGAGCCGTGATGGTGCGGTAGGTCCGAAGACTCGATTGGTTGACATTGCTGCTCCTTCTTCCCGTGCGGGAATGCCGAATAGCGGCCATGCGGCCTCGGCGTTGTGCGTGGATTGCGCCCGTGCGGGCTGGTGATCCGCGAG